CGAATGCGACTGACGACCCAGTTCTTGTCTTTGTTGAATGCGAAGTTCTTGTATCCCTTGGCCAGTGCGCTGCAGCCGCCAAAGGTAGAGTTGCCACCGTTATCGGTGATCTCCCCACCGGAATCCACCATGGTGACTTCACCTTGCCCGATCCCGAAGATTGACACCTTCTGGATGTAGGCATTGTTGATTGCCGAAATATGACGTGTCTGCCTAGCGGGATGGCGCCGCACGTTATCGGGATCAGCGTTGATGTACTTCTGGTAGTCCTGCGGCGTATTGGTTAGTGCTACCCACGCGCCGTTTTCATAGACCTGCCAGCAGCGCATGTCTTTCTGCTGGTTCGTGCCGGTGAAGTTGGCACATACCATGCTCTTCAGACCACTCAGCTTGGCGCCATCCCAGAAGGCACCACCCATTCCATATTCGGATCGAACCGATACATTGAAGACGTAGGGCGATGCACCGGCCGTTGTATCCCATGCGCTAGTGGGCACCTGGGTTTGATCAATCGGACCAACGATTTCGTGCTCACTGGGCCTGGTCACCAGCAGAGCGTTGGACAGATTGGCGCTACTACCAACAGCAGATTGGACTTTGGCATAGAACGCATCCAGTTCTGCCTTGCTGGCAGGCTGGAATGGGTCGAGTAGATGGACAGATTCGGTATGCCCGATCTTATCCATGAACGTGTAATCAAAGAAGAATCCCGTGCCGGATACCTTCAGGATTGCTCGCCGATTGCTGTAGTCCGGCTGTTCATCAGCAAACGCCGGCACCCAGCTTGGCCTGATGGTGGTCTTGCGTAGATCCTGCCCACGCAGTGAACACCCGCGCGGCATCAGCAGGCCGCCAGTTACTGGATTGAACAACTTCAGATCATCTGGAGTCGGATCCTTCGATGTCCCCCAACTGGCCAAGCTAGTGGAGCTGCTGCCTTCGTTTGTATAAACAACATGCACGCCACCACTCAATACGATAGTGACACAATCCACATGCGCCCGTGGATCTGTGTACGTGTACCAGTTCTTGCTGGTGATGATCGCTGCTTCAATAACAGCGCGATTGATCGTCTTAAACGGTCGCTGTGGTGTATACCCGCACTCCAGCCGCTGCAGCTCAACACGCTTCAGCTTCTGAGCAATGATCTCTTCATCAGTGCCGGTAGCTTCGTGTGTATTATATGATCCGCCGACGAATTTATCACTGCCGATGTATGGGTTCACATAGAGCGTGAACGGTGCGCTCAGCGGATCCATCGGCCCGCCACTGCCCGGCAGCACGACGGCATTGCCGGCCACCTGCCGCATCATGTCCACCAGCGTGGCCAGCTGCTGCTTCGCCGCCGCCTGGCTGGTGGCAACATCAATCGCGCCGCTCTGCCCCGCCCTCTGCAGCTGGCTCATTTCGTCGCCAATGATCGGTCCTACCGTTCAGGCTATGGACTTTGTTTTGCCAGCCGGATCTTCCCAGTCGCCACGAACTGCGCTGATAGCTTGATCACATCCGTTGACTGCGCATCAACGCTGGTGCGACCCAGCAGGATGTCAGTTTCATAGAACACCCGCTCACGGATCAATGGTGCTGCTGCCGTGCGTTGATCCATCAGCTGAAACCGCGCCAGGGCCTTGCTGCCGCGGGCAGTGAGCGTCATCAGCCGCAGCATCCCGAGGCCGGTCTGCTCACCGGCGATCCAGCGATGATCGATCTCGCCGTTGAATGAACCAGCACCACGCACCATGCCACGTGCTGATTCGCCGAATGCCTGGCCGATTGCATCCTCATCCAGCTGGGTGGCATCCATCTCAAACACCCATCCCGTCAAGTCGCATTGAATCAGCCAGCCGCGCTGCTCTGGGTCTGCTGCCGTGGCTGTGAGCAATACCGGCACCGGCGCCAGGTGGTCAGCCGGCTGCTCACCATCAGGGATCTGCAGCCCATCAATCACCTGCAGCAGCTGCAGCGCCGCCGCGCTGTAGTTGGCGTCGATGCCAAGCGTGGTCAGCTCCGACCCGTTGAGCGCACCCAATATGTCGCCGCCCAGCGTCGCAAATGCGACCGCCCCGCCGATGCTGGTGGGCGGCAGCAGCAGCATCGTCCCGGGGCTCACGTTGCGCAGCGGGATCAGGCCCTGGCTGACGCCGTTGATCGCGTTGATCTCGGTGTCGTAGAACCGCACGTCATCCATGTCGTCGCGATGGATGTAGGCCGTAGCGGACTGCTGGAATCCGACCGTCGCAGCCGACTCCCAGAACGGCGCGGATGGATCTGCGCTCCAGAACCCATCACCAGCCGTGCGGGCAGCTAGTGCAGGCCCGATGGCGCCGCCGGTATCGGTCCAGAACGCATGGCCGTCAGGGCACGGCGCAGCATCGCTGACGCCCACTCCCAGCGGCACGCCACGCAGAGCCACCAGCAGCACCGCATCACCACTCTGGAATGCCTGCTCAGTCAGGTCCAGCGATGGGCTGGCGCCACGTTGCAGCCGTTCATCCGCCAGCGCTGTAGGCGCCGGCCACTCGCGGCTCAGCTCAACGATGCCCTGTTGGCCCAGAACTGCCATCAGAACCCACGGCTCGGTTTGCCGTTGATCACAAAGCTGATGCTTACCTGCGTATTATCACCCGTGCTGATTGCTATACCCTGCTGGCTGATCAATGCCGGCCCGCTGATGCTCCGGTTGCTGCCTTTGTAAATGATCATCTCCAGCTCATCTGGCTGCTCACCATCATCGAAGATTCGATTCATCAGGTCAACAGTCGCCTGGTCGTCAGTCTTGTAAAGCAGCGTGGCCGATCCGTTGGTGGTGCGTTTGCCGTAGGCGTACTCATCATCTGAATCGCCGATGCCGCTTGTCTCCAGCGTTGCACGCTGCGTCTGCATGTCCACGTTGCGCACCTTGGCGATCTTGCGGCCACGAAACCGCATCTCAGCATGGATGCTATTGGCGACGGTCATCTCATCACTGCCGTTGCTACAGCCTATGCTCAGCCCGCAATTCAACCCGCATCGTGATGCGCTTACCGCCCGGCACGCGGTTGCCCTGCGGTGGGCTCACGAAATACCAGCGCAGCCCAGGCCCCGGTGCAGACAGCATCGCCAGCGCATCGGGATCCACCGCCTTGAACACGATCGGTGGCAGCGCCACATCCTCCACCATCCCGCGAGCGGCATCATGGGCTGCTGTGATCGCCGCTGCAGCCGCCTGGGTGATGTTGGCGAACGTGAGCGTCATCAGCCCGTCGCCGGCCTTGTCTCCCCACTGCCGCACGCTGCGCACACCGCTCTGGGCACGCCGTTGCGTCACCGGCCATTCCGGCGCGGTGAACTCATGCGCCGTGGGTTGAATCGCTGGGAATTGAACGGTCATCGACGAATCACCCACACGGTGTCGTTATCCCAGTCTGCAGCGGCCAGCATCAGGCCGCTTTGATCGGTTGGCATGTGCACCGCCTCGATCGCATACGCGCCATCATCTGTCGGCGACACCTTCGCGATCTGATAGCTACGCACCTGGGTGGTGGTCTGCTTCACCGTGAACACAACACCAGCGGGGGATGCCTTCCCGGCGCTGATCGTCAGCGTGCCGTTGTCGTTCACTGCACCGCTCCCGCTCCAGCTCACCACGTTGTAAACGCCATCCGCCAGAGGCCGGGTGCTGATCACGCTGCCGTCAGTCAACACAATGCCGTTGTTGAACTGGTCGTAAACGGTGGTGTCCATCGCCACTCGGATCATGTCACCCGGGCCAACGCCAGCACTGATGCCCTCCAGCCCGTCGTAGGTGGTCTCAAACTTGATCGCATGATCACGCAGCCGGCGTAACCTCAAGGTGAACTTGGCCACATCAATGGCGTGGTTTTCGTTGGTGCAGAATCCGCTCAGGTCGATGGATTCAATCGGCAGATTATCCGAGCCATATGGTGCCACCTCACGCACCAACACCTCACGTTCCTGAGGGAACATGCCAGGGTTAGCGGGATTGGTGCTGCTGCGTTCCTGCCGCCACTTCACGCTGATCTGTGATGGCTGGCGATCCTCAAGCGGGATCGTCTCAAACTGGAAAGTGTTCTCAGCGATGTTGCCAGCGGTGAATAGCGCCTTGTGCTCTACGGTGGCAAACGAAATGAACGGCACCAGCTCGTAACGGCCGTTCACCTCACGGAAGTCGAGCAGCATGAAACCGGCGTGATCAGCGATCCACTGACGTGGATTCTCCTGGCTGATGATCACACCACCATCGAAGAAGTATCGGCGGTCGTAACACCACTGCGCAGCCTGCCTGAAGGTATCAAGACTGATCTGATCATCACTGATGTTCTTCGGCCCGTATTTCGGATTTGTCAGTCGATCCAGTGCCAGATCAGGCAGGAGATGTGACGAATCTTCGGTGAGATCATTCAGCAGCCGTCGCACTTCGGTGCCACCAGTGACATAGCCAGAGAGCTGGCTGAACTGCTGCCATTCATACGCTGACAGCGCATTCACTCCAAACATTGCGATGCCGT